AGTTCCAGCATTGCGGATGACGCTGGGAAACCATCAGGCTTTGACTGTTACATCTGGCTGCTTTTGGCCGAGAGCGGGCTATCGCGAAATGTTATTTTACCCATCGTCTGGGCTTGCCTGGTGTGGCTATGAGATCGAGAGGGAATCAGCGACATCGAGGAGGCGGATGGGGCAAAAATGGGGCAAACCATACGCCAAACCATGCCATTCAATGCCCACTGTGCATTTCTGCAAGTGGGCAAGAATTGGTGTTAGAACCAGCAATCACGGGCCTTTCCTGCCCGAGCTGCCACATACCCCAGCACAATCGGGGTGTGGGAGGACAGATCGGGCTATTTTTACTCATCGGATACTTAGGCGGATTCGTTTTGAGTGGAGTGCGAAGTCGGGCGCCTGGCGCGGGACTTTTTCGATGGCGGCAAGGTTAACACGGGTGGTTGGATGTCCGCTGATATGGCCTTTTCAAGCCTATCCGGATGGGGAGGAATGAAAGCGCATAGGAATATCAGGCTTACTGGATGTCCATGCATATATCTATGCATAAAATATGCAAATCAGCATTTGCCATTCCCGAAAAGCGCAAGCAATATGCGCATTATGCAAATACGCAACGTTTCTACCGTCCTACGAGCACTGCTCGACCGTCACGGGATCTCCCCCACGGAGCTTCACCGTCGTACCGGCGTGCCCCAATCCACCCTGTCGCGCATCCTCAGCGGGAAGATCGTCGATCCTTCGGACAAGCACATCTCGAAGATCGCCGAGTATTTCGGCATCAGCACCGACCAGTTGCGCGGACGCGCACCGGTTGCCGCTGCCCGGGATCAGGAGCAGGGCACGCCGCACTCCGAACTCAAGGATATAAGCCTGTGGGACGACGATACGCCCGTCGATGAAGACGAAGTGTCGGTCCCCTTTCTTCGCGAGGTTGAATTGGCCGCTGGATCAGGAAGATTCGTCATAGAAGAGAGCGAGAAGGCCAGCCTGCGTTTCGGCAAGCGCAGCCTGCGCCACAACGGCGTGCAGTTCGACCAGGCCAAATGCGTGACCGTGCGCGGCAACAGCATGTTGCCGGTGCTGCGCGACGGCGCCACGGTCGGGGTCAACGCCGGCAAGAGCGCCATAGGGGATATCGTCGACGGGGACCTTTACGCCATCAACCACAACGGTCAGCTGCGGGTGAAGCAGCTTTATCGCCTGCCGACCGGGATCCGCCTGCGCAGCTTCAATCGCGACGAACACCCGGATGAGGACTACAGCTTCCAGGAGATCCAGGAAGAGCAGATCACCATCCTCGGTCATGTCTTCTGGTGGGGCATGTACGCCCGCTAAGTGCTTCTGATTGAGAAAAAACCCACAGGCATGTGGGTTTTTTTTCGGCCGCAAAAAAGCTCCAACCCTTGATCTGCATGGCTTCCATGCATTTACGCAAACGCCATGCACAAATAAATGCATTTGTGCATTGACTGTATATGCATACATGCATATTCTTTGTCTCAAGCCGGCCAGAAAGGTCGGTGACAGGCAGAGATGCCAGGGGCAACCCACCGCTCTTTAGTAGCACCGCTTCAAAGAACAGGCAGCGATGAACCGGCCTTGACGGTTCAGAGGGTTGGCAACTGACCCGGGTGTGCAGCGTAAAGCACCGTAAGCAGTTATCCGGCGGACAGGGTCGCGGTCGGAAGAACAATTTGAATCGATCCGTACCGCGCCAGTAGCGCCGAAAGATCAGGTGTCCGGCCGGGAGTCCTCATCGCGCAAAACGCGATCGGCTTCAAGGCTGGACATCAGGACCGTATTACTGAAAAGCCTGGGCGACCGGGCTTTTTGGAATGCCCACCGAACGCGGGCTCTCAAGAGAACCCTTCACCTTGAACAACAAGCCCAAACCATCACTGGCCAATGAATGGCCCTTTTTTATTGCAGGAGGCGTGACATGACGAGCGAGCAACAAGCGTTGGTGGACATGCCTATCTGGCTGGTCATCCTGCTGGCCGTGGTCGGCGGTGTTTCCGGCGAAATGTGGCGCGCCGACAAGGACGGTGCCCGCGGCTGGGTGCTATTGCGGCGGCTGGTATTGCGTTCCGGGGCCTGCATGGTCTGCGGCGTGTCGACCATCATGCTGCTGTATGCCGCCGGCGTGTCGATCTGGACCGCCGGTGCTTTTGGCTGCTTGACCGCGATGGCCGGTGCGGACGCCGCTATCGGCCTTTATGAGCGCTGGGCGGCCAAGCGCCTGGGGGTGGACGAAGTACCTCCTCCGGAGACCCGGCCGGAGCAATAGCCGGATAGGTCTCCCAACCATATTGCCAAGGGACTGGAGCTACTGGGGCCGAGAGCAGGACCCAGCCCGCAAGGACGCGGGCTTTCTGGAGGCGAATGATCGCCTGTCGACCCCGTCAATCAAAGCGGAATTCTCCGTGACAAATCATTCGACTCAATAGGTGAAAAAATGGCTGAACCAATTGGAGCAAATTTCAAAACGTTTTCCGGTGAAGGTGTTTCGGTGATGTTTACGCCGGCGCAGAACGTAAACGGTGCCATCGTCCGGACCGCAACCATGCATATTGGGCCTTCGTTTGGGGCTCTGGCCATCGGCACGACTGCTCCCACGGATTATTACAATATCAACGTGCCGGCCATCCTTTCGGTTCGTGGCTCGGCTCCGACTGGCGGCGGCGGGTTCCCCGGCGCTGCGGCGACCCTGCCGTTCCAAGTGGCGATCCCTGCTGGTCAAGGATTGTGGGCGGTGATGGGGGCGGGTGGTAATGGTCGTGCTTTTGTGACCTACGACCTTCTTCCTTAATCCGGTCAGCAATTGGCTGAATGAAGCCTGCCGATACTGTGGGGCTTCTCTGACGAGTTTTAATTTCCGCAGTCTGCTCTAGTTCAAGGCCTCGCTATCGTGCTGGCTTTTCGTTTTCGGCATCGCCTCTGTTGTTGCTAACCCCCTGAGCACCCTTCAGTTTTCCGATAGTTGAACAACGGATGACGTGAACGCCCCACTGGTCTGACGAAGAGTCGGTCAATAAATCCGGTTTGGAAACCGCCGGTTTTTTCAGGGGCGTCAGGTGTGACTCTCATCGTAGCGAGGGGCATGCCACAGATCGACGCCGGATGGATTTAAGCAAGCCAACCCCATCGTCCGTTAATTCGTATCGCAAAAATGGGAGGGACCATAGATCTGCTACCCGGTGAACCCCCATGAACATCACCCCGATTCTCACGCAACTGCGTGCGCAATGCCCCAGTCTTGCCCAACATATCTCGACCGGCCTTGATCTCGACCTGTTGCAAAGCAACACCACGCCGCAAACCCCGGCGGCCTTCGTCACCGTGATGACCGACCTGGCGAGCAAGGACGCTTCACAAAATGTCGCCCGGCAAACCCTGACCGATCGCCTGGAACTGACCCTGGTGCTCGACGCCAGCAACGGTGCCCAAGCCTTCGACCAACTCCACAGCCTGCGCGCCGAACTCTGGCGGGCCCTGGTCGGCTTCAAACCCGACACCTATTACAACCCCATCGAATACGACGGCGGCGAACTGATCTCTATCAACGCCAGCCGCCTGCTCTATAGCCTGCATTTCTTCGCCGAGTTCCAACTGGGGCGCAATCGCTCCACGGACCCGGCCGAAACCTGGCACGAGCGTGAATTGGACGGCTTGCCGTCTTTTACCGGGGTCACGGTGAAGGTCGATGCCATCGATCCCGCCGACCCCAATCTGCACCGCCCAGGCCCTGACGGGCGCCTGGAGCTGACTTTCTCTGGAGACGTAACGCAATGACCCAACGCATCACCGTAGTGCCGGCCCCAGGCCGCACCGTACCGGACCCGGAAGCCGGCGACCTGCTACCGCTCGAAGGCCGTGAAGTGGCCGACAGCGCCTGGTGGCGCCGTCGTCTGGCGGATGGCGATATCACCCTCAACGCCGTGCAAGCGGCACAACCACAGGATGCCCAATAATGGCTATCGGATTCAGCAATATCCCCGCGGACCTGCGTGTTCCGCTGTTCTACGCCGAAATGGACAACTCGGCGGCCAATAGCGCGTCGTCGACCCTGCGTGGCCTGATCGTCGCCCAGGTCAACGACAACGCCACCAGCACCGAAGTCGGCAGCCTGGTGCTGGTTTCCAGCGTCGCCCTGGCGAAAAGCATTGGTGGCCAGGGTTCCATGCTCGCCTCGATGTATGACACCTGGCGCAAGACCGATCCCGTCGGCGAGATCTGGTGCCTGCCGCTGCGCAGCACCGTGGGCAGCATCGCCAAGGCCGATCTGAAACTGACTGGCGCTGCCACTGAAAGCGGCGTGCTCAACCTGTATGTCGGTGGTGTGCGGGTGCAGGCCGCCGTGGTCAACGGGGCGACCGCCGCCCAAGCCGCTACCACCCTGGCACTGCAAGTCAACGCTGCGACCGACCTGCCGGTCAGCGCCGTGGCCGTCGATGGCACCGTGACCCTGAGCTGCAAATGGACCGGTGACAGCGGCAACGACATCAGCCTGCAGTTCAATCGCTTGGGCAAGAGCAATGGCGAGCAGACTCCGGCCGGCCTGACCATCGTTCCCGCGCCAATGGCCGGTGGCACCGGTGTGCCGGATCAGGTGGCCGCACTTGCGGCGCTCGGCGATGAACCGTTCGAGTTCATCTGCCAGCCCTGGTCCGATGTGGCGACCCTGAATGCCTGGCAATCGGCGATGGACGACAGTGTCGGTCGCTGGTCCTGGTCCAAGCAGCTGTTCGGTCATGTCTACACCGCCAAGCGCGGTACTGTCGGCACCCTGGTGGCTGCCGGTCAAACCCGCAACGATCAGCACGTGACCATCCTGGCCATGGAGCCAGGTGTGCCACAACCGGTCTGGGTCCAGGCTGCCGCATTGGCCGCGCGGACTTCGGTGTTCATCTCCGCCGACGCCAGTCGCCCGACCCAGAGCGGTAGCCTGGCGGGTATCGATCCTGCCGCAGCCAGCGAGCGCTTCACCCTGACCGAACGTCAGTCGCTGCTCAGCTACGGTCTCGCCACCGCGTACTACGAAGGCGGTTACGTGCGCATCCAGCGGGCGATCACCACCTACCAGAAAAACGCTTACGGCCAGGCGGACAACTCCTACCTGGACAGCGAGACCATGCACCAGTCGGCCTTTATCGTGCGCCGTCTGCAAAGCGTGATCACCAGCAAGTACGGTCGCCACAAGCTCGCGGACGATGGCACCCGCTTCGGCGCCGGCCAGCCGATCCTCACCCCGAGCACCATCCGCGGTGAACTGATTGCCCAGTACGCCAAGCTCGAACTGGAAGGTCACGTGGAGAACGCCGAGATGTTCGCCGATCACCTGATCGTCGAGCGCGACAGCCAGGACCCGAGCCGGGTCAACGTGCTGTTCCCGCCGGACTACATCAACGGCCTGCGTGTGTTCGCGCTGCTCAACCAGTTCCGCCTGCAGTACGACGCGGCGGCCTGATCGCCTGCCCACACTGCGTAACCCCAGCCCGCTCGATGCGGGCTTTTTATTGCAAGGAGATACACCATGGGTCAACTGATTGCGGGCACCTGCTACGTCAAAGTGGACGGCGCTCAACTGACTATCAATGGCGGCTGCGAAGCCCCGCTGATGTTCGTCAAACGGGAAACGGTCGTGCCGGGTTTCTACAAGGAAACCGACGTCGCTCCCACTTTCGCGGTAACCGCGCTGTACACGCCGGACTTCCCGCTCAAGCAACTGGTCGCCGGTACCGACATGACCGTCACCTGCGAATTCAGCAATGGCAAGGTCTACGTCCTGGCCGGTGCCTATCTGAGCGACACCCCGTCTGCCAAGGGTGACGACGCAACCATCGCGCTGAAATTCGAAGGCATCAAGGGGACCTGGCAATGACTGATCCAGTGAAGTTGCAGGTGCCCATCGAGGCCCACGGCGAACCCCTGAGCGAACTCACCCTGCGCCGTCCGACGGTGCAGGAGGTGCGGGCGATCAAGGCGCTGCCGTACAAGATCGACAAGGGCGAAGACGTCAGCCTCGACATGGATGTCGCGGCCAAGTACATCGCCGTCTGCGCCGGCATCCCGCCGTCGTCGGTCAACCAGCTGGACCTGTCCGACCTCAATACCTTGAGCTGGGCGGTGGCGGGTTTTTTCATGAGTGCGGCATCGCAGCCATCGGCGAGCTGATTGCGGTCGCCTATGACCTGGCCTGGTTCTGGAAGGTTGACCCCGAACAGATGATGGCCAGGCCACTGGATGTGCTCCGGGAATCCCTGGAGCACGCGCAACGGATCAATGCGATGCAGCAGGTGCAGTGATGGCTACGACAACTAATACGCTCACGGCGAATCCCCAGACGGTTGTGAACATGGCCCTTGTCGTGAATGGCGTCCAGAAAATGGACGACGACATGTCAGGGGTCAGCAAGAAAGTCGAAAGTTTCAAAAAGAGCCTGGAGGACAGCGGCCTGGGCGAGCTGGATCTCTCGGAGCTGTTCAAGGGCGAAGGCTTGGCCGCCCCTTTTGTCGAGGGCGTCAAGGCTGCGATCGAGGCGGAAAACAAGCTGGCCAAGGCTCGCAAGGGCGCCGAGGGATCTGATTTAGGGCCCACGGCAAAAAATCTGGCGAGCTTGAGTGAAGCGGTCGACAAGGTTTCCCTGAAATTCGGCCAGGGCTTGTTGCCTGTGGTGAATTCCGTAGTGACGGCTTTGGTGCCGCTGGTGAGCCGCGTCGCCGAGTTCGTGGCGGCCAATCCGAATCTGGTCCAGGGCCTGGCAGCGGGGGCGGTGGCGTTCACCGTCCTGCAAGGTGCGGTGGCCGGGGTGGCAGCGGTGGTGGGTGTGCTCGCTTCGCCGATCGGTTTGGTCGTGGTGGGCTTTGCCCTTGCCGCGGCGCTGATCGTTGCTTACTGGAAACCGATTTCGGGCTTTTTCAGCGCGCTTTGGGGCGACATCAAAGGCATGGCAGCCAGCTTCATGTCGGGGCTGCAGGCGGTGCTCGATTGGTCGCCAATGCCGATGATTACCGCGGGCTGGGAGACGATCAGCGTATTTTTCGCCGGCCTTTGGGAGTCGATCACGACGGCAGCCACTTCGGTGTTCGACTTTTTCAAGGAGCTGTTTTCCTGGACGCCACTGGGCCTGGTCATCGACAACTGGGGACCTGTGACGGGGCTCTTCGATTCGATCTGGCGATTGCTCAAGGCCTTGGCCGTGCCGGTGATGGACTTTCTCAAGGAGATCTTCGACTGGTCGCCGCTGGGGATGATCGTCAATAACTGGGGGGCGATCAGTGCCTTTTTCGGCGAGCTCTGGGACACGATCAAAATCGCCAGCGCACCGGCGGTAGACTTCCTCAAGATGCTGTTCGACTGGTCACCGTTGGGGCTGGTCATCAATAACTGGGGCGCTATCAGCGCTTACTTCGACACGATCTGGGCCGCGCTGCAAGACCCAGCGCAGTTGCTCAAGGACTTCTTCCAGACGCTGTTCGACTGGTCTCCTGTCGGACAGATCGTCGCCAACTGGGAACCCATCAGCAAGGTCTTTTCTGACTTGTGGGGCGTACTGCAAAGCCTGGCGACACCTGTCATGGACTTTTTCCAGACGATGTTCGACTGGTCTCCACTGGGGATGATCATCAAGAACTGGGATCCGATTGTCGCCTGGTTCGCTGGCTGGTGGAGCAAGTTGCAAACCTTCATCACGCCGATCAAGGAGTTGTTCAGTGGTGGTTTCGGTGACTTTGTCGCCAAGGTCACCGGCAAGGTCGATGGCCTGGCGCAGCAACAGGAGGCCAGTAATGCCAAGGCGGCCAATGACAGCGGTTCTTCCTTCTGGAACTGGGGCGACTCATCGGGCAGCACTGACTCCGGCCTGACGAGCAACGGCAGCGGCCTTGTCCAACAAACCGCCGCCAACAACCGTACGCAACTCGAAGGCGGCTTGACCGTGAACTTCAAGGACGCGCCAGCGGGCTTGCGCGTCGATCAAGCGCAAACCAATCAACCGGGCCTGGACCTGACGCCTCGCGTCGGCTATCGCTCGCTTTCCTACGGAGGTGCCTATGGCGACTAGCTGGCGTGATCGTTTGTTGCCGGCGTCGTTTCGCGGCGTGCCATTCTGGGTCGACCAGGCGAAAAACCCGGTCGGCCAGAAAGGCCAGTTACATGAATACCCGCAGCGTGATCGGCCGTTTTTTGAAGGGCTCGGCCAACAGTCGAAGATCTATGACCTGACTGCTTTTATCGTTGGCGCCGATTGTCTCGAGAAGCGCGACGCGCTGCTCAAGGCGCTGGAGGAGGGGAGCGGCGAACTGGTTCACCCGTGGCAGGGACGGATGCAGGTCAAGGTCGGTGAATGCGAGATGACCCAGACCCGCAAGGATGGCGGGTTGGTGACTTTCAGCCTGAAGTTCTATCCGGATGAGCCGCTGCAGTTCCCCAAGGCCGTCGTCGACACCCAGAAGCAATTGCAGGTGGCGTCGGACAAATTGCTCGACTCTTCGGTGGCGCGTTTCGATGGGGCGATGTCGCAGATCAACCGGGCGCGGATCGGCCTGGAAAACCTGCGCAAGGGGATTACCTCGGCCTACCAGGCGATCGAGCACGAATTGCAACCACTGATCAATACGTACGCGAACATCTACGCCCTGGTTCGCACGGTCAAGGAGTTCCCCCAGCAAGTGAGCGCCGCGGTTAAAAGCGTGCTGGGCGAATTCAACGGATTGGTGGGCGAAGTCAAGAGTGTTGTGGGCGAAGTTCGGGGTTTGAAGGATTTTGCCGTCCAGGGCTATCACGGAATGCTGGCTGATCTCTCAAAACAGGTCGAGGACGCCAAGTCCCTCGACGCGTCAAAACTGACCATTGGCAAGGACTCCGCCGCGGCCTCACAGGCCACGGTGAACCTGATCCAGGATGCCTTGCTGGTCCAGATCTCCCAGTTTGTGTCAATGATCCCGGTGGCGACGCCGGCGGTGAAACTGACGACCACACCGTCGCTGGCCCAACAAGCCCAGCAACCGGTGCAACGGGCCGATGTGCCGGTGGTCGACGATGTGCTGGCGCTGCGTGACAGCCTCAACGATGTGATCTGGCAGGCGGCGCTCAAGGCCGACGCGGTGCAGTACCAGGCACTCAGTACCGTTCGCCAGGCGCTAACGCAGCATCTCAACGCGGTGGCTTCCAACGGGGTGCCGCTGGTTGACCTGACGCCCCAGAGTACCCAGCCGGCCCTGGTCGTGTCTTACCAGAAGCTCGGTGATGCCACGCGGGTGGGTGAGGTGGTGCAGCGCAACCGGATTTCGCACCCAGGTTTCATACCGCCGGTACCGTTGCAGGTCTCCAAGGAGTAAGTCATGAACGACATCGACAACGCCGTCGTCCTGTTGGTCGACGGCCTGAGTTATGAGGGCTGGAAGACCATCGAGATCACGGCCGATCTCGAGCGTCAGTTCCGTACCTTCAAGCTCGGTATCACCTGGAAATGGCCGGGACAGACCCAGGCCCTGCCGATCAAGGCCGGTGCCCGTTGTTCGGTCATGATCGGCTGTGACCAGGTCCTGACCGGTTACGTGTTCAAGGCGCCCATCAGCTATGACGGCAATCAGATCAGCCTGACCGTCGAGGGCAGTTCGCTGACCCAGGACCTGGTGGATTGCGCGGCCATCAACCAGCCGAGCCAATGGCGTGAACAGAGCCTGCTGAAGATCGTCGAGGCGCTGGCCAAACCCTACAAGATCACTGTGCGCAGCGAGATCCCGGAAACCACCAAACTGCAGACTCACAGCATCGTGCCGGGTGAGACGGTGTTCAAGTCCATCGATCGGTTACTGACTTTGTATCGGGTGTTCTCCACCGATGACGCGGCCGGCAACCTGGTACTCGCCAAGCCCGGAAGTGCCGGGAAGGCGACTGATGTACTGGAACTGGGCAAGAACATTCTTTCGGCCAATACGGCGAGGGACTACAGCGCGGTGTTCTCCGAGTACCGGGTGATCGGCCAGCACAAGGGCAGCGACCAGAACAGCGGCAGTGCGGTGAGCGAAGTCTCCGGGGTGTCCAGCGAGGCCAATCCGGATCGCAAGCGCGTGACGGTGATCAGCGAAAGCGCGCAGATCACTCCGGTCCTGGCCCAGCAACGGGCTGACTGGGAACGGGCGACACGCCGCGCCAAGGCCCTGACGACCACCTACACCGTGCAGGGCTGGCGACAGTCCAACGGTGATCTGTGGCGACACAACCTGACCGTGCGGGTGAAGGATCCGGTGCTGGACGTGGACCAGGACATGCTCATCTCCAAGGTGACGTATTCGTTGTCCGCACAGGGCTCGATCACCACCCTGGTCGTGGCGCCGCCGCAGGTCTTCGATGCCACACCGGCAAAGGCCAAGAAGTAATCACCCCGTTTGCCCAAGGAATTCCCATGAGCCTACTGACACGCCTGCTGGCGCGCGGCACTGTCGTGCTCGCCAACTCGGCCAACAAACTGCAATCGCTGCAAATGCGCCTGACCGCCGGTGAAGTGAACGACGACATGGAGCACTTCGAGCCCTACGGCTTCACCAGCAACCCGCTGGCCGGCGCCGAGGGCATCGCCACCTTTCTCGGCGGCGACCGTTCCCACGCTATCGTCCTGGTGGTCGCCGACCGCCGTTACCGCCTGCAGAACCTCGCCCCCGGCGAAATCGCCCTCTACACCGACGAGGGCGACAAGATCCATTTCAAGCGTGGCCGGATCATCGATATCGAAACCGGCACCCTGAACATTCGCGCCGGTACCGCGGTGAACATCGACACCCCGAGCCTGACCCAGACCGGCAAGATCGTCTCCCAGGGCGATCAGGTCGCCGGTGGTATCAGCCAGATGAAGCATGTGCACGGCGGCATCCAGCCGGGTAACGGCCAGACCGGCGCGCCGACGGGAGGTGCCTGATGTTCGTGTCCAACGACCTGAAGACGGCGCTGACCCGTTCGGTGCTGATCAGCCTGTTTACCTGGCGTCGCGCCAATACCGATGACCCGATCGATGACGACGAGCGTTTCGGTTGGTGGGGCGACAGTTTTCCCTCGGTGACCGACGACCGTATCGGTTCGCGGCTGTGGCTGTTGCGGCGGGTCAAGCTCACCGCGCAGACCCAGCTCGACGCCGAGTTCTATGCCCGGGAAGCCTTGCAATGGCTGCTCGACGACGGCCATTGCAGCGCCATCGACATTCAAACCGAACGGCTCGACGCCCAGCGACTGAACCTGCGTACGGTTCTGACCCTGGCCAGCGGCGAGCGCCTGGATATCAACCCGAACCATAGTTGGCAGGTGACTTATGCCGTTTGAAACCCCTTCGCTGCCGGTGTTGATCAACCGCACCCAAGGCGACCTGGCCGGCGATTCGCTGCGCCAGTCCGATGCACAGGTCCTGGCCCGCACCTTGAGTGGTGCGGCCTTCGGCCTCTACGGCTACCTCGACTGGATCGCCGATCAGATCCTCCCCGACACCGCCGATGACACCACCCTGGAACGTATTGCCGCACTGCGTTTGCATCAGCCCCGCAAGGCGGCGCAAGCGGCCAGCGGCAGTGTCAGCTATACCGCTGCGGCGGGGGCGGTGCTTGATGCCGGGACCTTGCTGCAGACCAGTGATGGGCGCAGTTACACCGTGACGGTGGGTGGCACCACCAGCGGGGGGACCAATATTGCACCGATCCAGGCGCTGGACGCCGGCAGCCTGGGTAATGGTGATGCCGGTTTGACTTTGTTTCCGGTGCAGCCGGTGCAAGGGATCGGTAATACCTTCACGGTGCTGGATCCGGGCTTGAGCGGTGGTGTCGCGGCGGAAAGTATCGAATCGTTGCGGGCTCGGGTGATTAGCTCCTACCGCATTATTCCCAATGGCGGTTCGGCGGCGGACTACGAAACCTGGGCACTGGAATGTCCGGGGATTACCCGGGCCTGGTGTCGCGGTAGCTACCTGGGGCCGGGCACCGTCGGTTTGTTCGTGATGCGCGACGACGATCCGGTGCCGCTGCCGGATGATGGTCAACTGGCGTTGGTCCAGGCCTATATCGACCCCTTGCGTCCGGTGACCGCCGAGTTGCATGTGCTGGCGCCGGTGTTGGTACCGGTGACCTACACCTTGCGCCTGATCCCGGATACCACCGCCATCCGTGCTGCCGTCGAGGCCGAGTTGCAGGACCTGCATGATCGTGAGGCTGGCCTGGGTGAAACACTGTTGCTGACCCATATCGCCGAGTCCATCAGCAGTGCCAGCGGCGAGCAGGATCACCTGCTGGTTTCGCCGTCCGCCGATGTGCCAGCCGCCACCAACCAGTTGCTGACCTTCGGAGGTTGCGTATGGCTGGAGTAAGAACGGCCGAGCAATACCAGGAGCAGTTGCGCAGCTTGCTGCCAGCGGGGCCGGCCTGGGACCCGGAGCAAGTGCCGGAGATCCAGCAGGTACTGCTGGGTATCGCCCAGGAACTGGCGCGGGTTGATGCCCGGGCCGTGGACCTGATCAACGAAGTGGACCCGGTGACGGTCAGTGAACTGGTGCCGGATTGGGAGCGGGTGATGAGCCTGCCCGACCCGTGCCTGGGGCCCACCCCTTTGTTCGACGATCGCCGTGTGGCGGTGCGTCGGCGGCTGTTGGCGGTGGGCGACCAGAGCGTCGGCTACTTCATCGACATCGCTCGTAGCCAGGGTTATCCGAATGCCAGTGTGACTGAACTGCAAGCCCCGCGCATGGGCCGGTCGCGGTTCGGCAAGGCGCGCTTCGGCACCTGGCAGGCGCAGTTCATGTGGACGCTCAACACAGGTGGGCGACTGCTTATGGGGAGGCGTTTTGGTGCTAGTTATTGGGGCGAGCGTTTTGGAGCCAACCCCGGCAGCGCCCTGGAATGCCTGATACATCGTGCCGCACCAGCTCATACGCTCGTGCACATCAATTATGACTAGAGGATAGACGCGTGGATTACCCAAAAAGCGTGCCCAGCGTTGGGCTGGTGAATGGCAAGTTTGTCGATGAGAACCCGTTGAATGGTTCGCCTGGATCGTTGATTCCGGCGGTTTGGGGCAATTCGGTCACGTTGGAGATGCTCAACGTGATTCAGGGCGCCGGCCTAGCTCCGGATGAGTCTGACACCACGCAATTGCTGGCAGCCATCCGCAAGGTTGGACAAGCGAGTACGGGCAATTATGCTTCGGATACGGGAAGTGCCAACACCTACATTGCAGCTTACTCGCCAGCTATTACCCAGCTTGTAGATGGAACCGTCCTGCGTTTCAAGGCCGCTAACGCCAACACCGGTGCCAGCACGTTCAATCCGAACGGTATCGGTGCCAAACCTGTTGTCGGCGGCGCGCACTCTGCGCTTCAGGGGGGCGAGATTGTCGCCAATGGTGAAGCATGGGTTCAGTACAACAGCTCTATTGGTGGCGGTGCCTGGGTCTTGATCGATGGTTCCGGGGGGGCACAACAGGTTGTCCCGGCAACCCAGAGTCAACATGCCCTTCAGTTGGGACAGTTGGCCGGCCCCATCGGCACGACGGCACCGCAATTCGATAACAGCCTCAAGCTGGCGACGACTGCCTTTGTACAGTCAGTTGGTCTTCAGTTCAGTGGATTGACTGTTTTCTCCAGCAGTGCGGTATTGGCCGCTAGCCATGCGGGCCGGCTGATTATCGGGGCCAGTAATTCCCCCATCAACGTCGTGCTGCCCGCAGCTCGCAGCATGCCTTACGGCTCGGTGATCAAGTTCTGGAACTACGGCCCATCGCCAATGAGTCTGGTGCGGGCGGGGTCTGACACGATTGTGACGCCATTTATTCTCAATGGACTGTCCCTTGCCACAGGCGATTCCCTGACGCTGACCTCCAATAGCGATGCGATCTGGTATGCCATAGATGGTTCCGCGCAGGCCGCCTACGCCAATGCATCACTTTCCAGTTTGAATACAACCGGATGGAAGCGCTATCCCGATAGCAGTAGCCCGACGGGCTACCTGCTTGAACAGTGGGGAACAAGCGGCTCCATTGTTGCTGGCGCTTCAGGAAGCGTCACATTCCCTCTTGTTTTTCCCAGCACAATTTTAACGTGCTCGGTGACACCTATAGGCAGTGCCAATAATAGTAATCCTGGAGGTGGAGTCGGGGTGGCAAGAAGTCTGAGCGGACTGACTATTTATAACTGGGCCTCTGCAATTACATTCGCATCCACTTACGTGGTGAAGGGGTACTGATATGTACGCTAAGTTTAATGAGAGTGATGAGCGCTGGATGTTTTCGTTTAATCAGGTTGACCCGTCATGGGTCGAGTATTCCGACACTGATCATGCTGCGTTATTTACAACACTGGATGCGGCGTTGCCGCAGTTTATGGTAATCGGAACCGGGAAGGATGGTCTTCCGGAAGTACAGCCTCCACCGGGACCCTTGGGCTCGGAGTTGGAGGCGTCTGCCAGGAGCTGGCGTAATGGTGTACTGGCGCAGACAGATGGCGCGGTGGCGAGGCATAGAGATCAGATTGAGATCGGTGCTGTGACAACCTTGACGGCTGAGCAATACCGCTTGCTCCAGGTTTATAGGCAAGCGTTGCGCGATTGGCCAGAGTCGGTGGGCAGCAAGTTTCCTACCGAGTCTGATCGCCCGGTTCAACCAGATTTTTTAGCAACATTGCTTGCTGCTGTTTAATGCACTAAATATCTATGTTGGGCGTTAGTTTTTGAAGTTTGATATGTTTCATAATGATTATGCGTTGAGGTGGTAGCAATGGATTATCCAAAAAATGTGCCTGGGGTAGGGTTGGTCAATGGGAAGTTTGTAGATGACAATCCGCTGACCGGTACGCCGGGATCCCTGATTCCTGCTGAGTGGGGTAATGCGGTGACGGACGAGGTTTTGTCGGTGATCCTCTCAGCCAATGCTCTCCCGGATGAAAATAATAGTACTCAGCTGAAAGATGCCATTGTGAGCATCGCCGATCTGCGAGTTTCAAAATCAGTAGTTCCCACCTCTGAAATTGTTTCGGGGGTGGCGAAAATTGCAACCCAGGCTCAGACAAATTTGGGTGTTGATGATACGACAATCGTCACGCCAAAAAAGATAGCTGGTGCAGTCCAGGGCCAGGCATTGGTTGCTTTCACTACTTCTGGCACTGCGCCCCAGTTCACGTTATCCCCCGTGCCCGCGATCACTTCATATGTAGCGAATCAGCGATTTCAGGTGAAATTCCATTCGGGAGGTGCCGGCTCAGACAAGATGAACATCTCGGGCCTTGGCCCGAAGAACATCATGCAATACGATGCCAGTGGGAACAAAGTCGCTGCTGTCATCCAAGGGCAATTGACCGATGCAGTTTATGACGGCACCGACATTGTTTTGCTTGATCAGCTGCCGAACGCATTTGGTGTAACCCCGTCACAATTTGATAATTCAGCAAAACTCGCAACGACTGCATTCGTTCAAGGGGTTGGATTTCAGTTCAGTGGTACGTTTGGACTTAGTGCGAGCACAACGCTTACGGCCTCTACCCATGCTGGCGCTCTTGTTGTTGCTACAAGCACGGCGACGATCAATGTAACTTTGCCGCCCGCTTCAAGTATGCCGGCAAAGTCTCTTATAAAATTCTGGAGCTTCGGCGCGGGTGGTATGACGATTGTTGCTGCTGGGTCTGACAGCATCCTTTTGCCTGCGGTAAACACAACGCTTCCCCTTTCCACTGGCGCTTGGGTTACTCTTGCCTCAAATGGGGCGGCAGGTTGGTATGCCATTGATATGTCTGGGATTGGGGTTGGGCAGACACGACAGGTTTTTGCTGTCGGAACTACGCGAGTTGCTGGAACAGTTTATTACAATACTACTGGGCGTCCTATTTGGCTTTACATAGAAAATGGTGCGTCGAATACACTTAATGGTATAGGCACACTAAAGGTTGGGAGTGTTACTATGAACTTTCCTGCGTGTTGGTATACCAATCCTACATCGGGCGCTGGCGGAATTTCAGCTATGGTTCTACCCGGTGAGTCATACGTGACGAGTGGCGCATCATCTCTTTGGGTCGAAATTCGATAAGGAAATAAATATGCCATATTACAAAGATACCAATAATGGAATTCACTTTCTCGACGATGCCGTTTTCGCGTATATGTTGCCCGACGGCTCCGTTGAGATTACTGATGCAGAAGCGCGTGCAGTTCAAGCCGCTGCAAACGAACCCAGTCCTGAGCAAGTATTAGCCGCAAAAAATTCTGAGCGCGACTCTCTGCTTGCCACTGCCAGTCTGCGCATCGCACCTCTACAAGACGCAGTTGACCTTGGCACGGCGACCGCCGACGACACGGCAAGCCTGAAGCTTTGGAAGGAATATCGGGTTGCTGTAAATCGCGTGAGCACTGAGGCAGGTTTCCCCAAAACTATCGAATGGCCGGCAGCCCCAGGGGGGGCATGATGCTTTGCTATGGACTTATCGACGCTCCAACAAATTTCACGGTTGCTGATGACTGGGCACCAAGTGAGCCGATGGTGGCTGGCTGGATCCTGATGAGTGAGCAGTGGCCAGCCACGCGACCGGATCGTTTCGGCGACTGGATCGCACGCCCGACTGGTCTGTGGGAATGGGTTAAATACCCCGACCCGCCGTTCGCAGTTGTATATCACGAGGGCAAGCTGAAAAACGCCGACACGATGGAAGAGATCGCAATCGAGACCTTACCCGGTAATGTTGCGGCGCGGCTTGATGCCCTCGAAACACCGCCGCCACCATTACTCCCTGAGTCCTGATCGCCACCAGCCGCATCGAGCGGTTTTTTTGTGCTCGGAGAAAGCCATGCCCATCACCCAGCAGCAGTTGCTGCAGATCTTCCCCAGCGCCGGCCTTAACGCTGGCGTTTACGTATCTCCCCTCAACGCCGCCATGGCAGATCACCAGATCAACACCCCAAAACGCATCGCCGCCTTCCTGGCCCAGGTGGGCCATGAATCCGCGCAACTGCGTTACGTGCGGGAGTTGGGCAGTGATCAATATCTGAGCAAATACGATACGGGGCCCCTGGCCATCCGTCTGGGCAACACCCCGGATGCCGACGGCGATGGCCAGCTCTATCGCGGTCGCGGGCTGATCCAGATCACCGGTCGCAGTAACTATCGCCAATGCAGCCTCGGGTTGTTCGGCGACGAACGCCTGTTGCAGCAACCGGAACTGCTGGAACAACCGCAATGGGCCGCCGAGTCGGCGGCCTGGTTCTGGGAGCAACAAGGGTTGAACGCACTGGCCGACGCCGATCAGTTCAACAGCATCACCCGCAAGATCAACGGCGGCCTGAACGGCCTCGAAGATCGACTGCAAATCTGGGCCCGGGCGAGGGCGGTGCTATGCGCCTCCTCGACCTGATCCCGGCGCCCTGGCGCCTGGGCGTTGTCGTCGCACTGCTGGCCTTGTTGGCCGGTGGTGCGGCGGCCTGCGCCTGGCACATTCAAGACTGGCGTTACGGCCAGCAACTGGAGCATCAAGCCCGGTTGCAGGCCGACACGCTCAACCAGATTTCCCTCGCCGCGGCCGCGCAACAGCGCGCCGAGCAGGATAAACGCCAAGCCCTGGAGCAGCGGCTCCAGGTCAGCGACCAAACCCATTCGAAGGAACTGAACGATGTGCAACAGGATCAAGCTCGCCTGCGTGATCGTATTGCCACTGCTGATCTGCGGCTGTCAGTCCTCCTCGACACCAACGATCCTGCCAGTGGCTGTGACGTGCCAGCCACCGCCAGCGCCGGCGGCGTGGTTCATGCAGCCACAAGAGCCCGACTTGACCCGGCGCATGCTCAACGAATTATCGCCATCACCGACGACGGCGACCGCGCCCTGATTGAGCTGAAGGCATGTCAGGCCTATGCCGGGGCGGTCTCCCACTGA